GAATAACGGACAGTTTTGTTTATATCCAAACAATAGAATGAGAGTCTATGACAACTCTCTTACTCCAGAGGAGCCATTGCAACCAGACTTTAAAGTCAGTACAATAGAATACCAGGTCGAAAACGGGCAAAAGTTTAGACTAGGAGATACTGATGAATATTTCTGGAAGACCAAAAAAGAATGATTGAATTTCTGTTAGTGTTCATGATAGATTCACAGATCGTAAATCAGACACAACGATTTAAAAGTGTAGACAGATGTTTATACTTTGCACAAAAACTAACAGATCAACCAAGGATTCCACAAGAAGATGAACCTCCAAAAAAAATCACAGCGTATTGTAAGCCCGTGCCGAAACGTATGTAAGATCGAGAATTATAGCTGTATTGGTTGTTTTAGAACATTAAGTGAAATTTCTACTTGGTCAACGCTAACAGACGAAAAACGCAGTAAAATAATGGAATCACTGAAAAAACGAGGCTCTCAGATCGCCACACAGAGGTGAAACAACACCTCCGTGTGTGATTATGCGTAAATTTACTTTAACTTCTGTATCTTTATTATACGAGGTTTTTTAGCTTCTGGAAGGTTTCTTTTTAAAAAAACAGATAAAATACCTATATTTAAGTCTGCTTTCTCTATTTCTACATATTCTTGCAGTCTGAACGATTGTTTGAACGATCTTTCTGCTAATCCTTTGTATAAAAGCTCTTCTTCTTTTGGAATACCAGTGGTTAGATCATGTGTTCTATTGCCTTCAATAGTTAACATGTTATCTTTTACAGATATTTCTAAATCTTTTTCAGAAAATCCAGCGACTGCCATTTCAATAATATAATTGTCTTCGTCAATTTTTCTAATATTGTATGGTGGGTAAGTGTTCTTTGTCTCTCCAGCATAACTTTCGATTTCGTTAAAGAAATCATCAAAGCCTATAAATGAACGGAAAGCGAGTTTGGGTAATAAGTAAGTCATATCTACTCCTATAAAAGCAAGTTAATTTATGAGACCCATCATTGGCATCTCACTATTTTATATAGGTATTGTTTCCAAAGATTCAAGAATGTTTTTCAAAAAAGTTTACTTATCTTTTTATAGGAAACAATCTATATATAAATAGAAAGGATTATTAACATGTTAGAAAAATTATTTTACAAAATTAAAGTTGCTAGAACAGCACAAGCTCTTAGATCATTAGATGACTTAGCATTGAAAGATATTGGTCTTGATAGATCAAATATTTTATCACATGCTTATGATTGTTTTGAGAATGAAAAGCCTACAGAAAAAAGTAAGATGGATATGCTTGAAGAAATGGCTCAAGTATACAAAGTAACTACTTAACCAACTTCTCCCCAATTGTTGACGAGTTCTACGTCAACATCAAAAGGAACTTTTAAGTCTGGTACGCAGTTCATCATGATGTCTTTTATTTTTTCAACTTCTTCTTCATTTTGAATGTTGAAACATAATTCATCATGCACTGTTAACATCGGACATAAACCTGCTGCATAACAATCGACCATTGCCTTTTTGGTTTGGTCTGCACTTGACCCTTGGATCAATCTATTCAAAGCTTTATATGTATAGGCTCTTTGAACATTTTGATATTCTTTTACTGCATCTTTTAAAGGTAAAGGTCTCTTGGCACTGAATCCTCTTGGTTCGTACAAATCAAAGCGACATTTTCTACCCAAATGAGTTCTTATAATTCCTTTTTGTTGAGCGAAGTTTGATACTCTTGTCGCTAGATCTTTTACAAAAGGAACTTTTTCATTGTATGTCGCTAGTAGTTCAATGGCTTCATCTTCTGTAATAGCAAGTGTATCTGCTAATTTTTTACGACCCATACCATACATGATTCCAAGATTAACCGTCTTCGCTTCTTTACGAGAAATGTTTGCCATATCTGCAACCATTTGATGAAAGTCTGCTTTACCTTCCTTATACATGGTTACCACATCATCAATCAAAGGATGTCTGTAACTATCTCCAGCATTGGCACAATAATGAGCCAACCATCTTGGTTCTTGAGATGCATAGTCAAATGATCCCCATTTACATCCTTCCTCTGGAACAAACAATCCCCTAATTGCTTTCTTGATATCTAAGTCTCTAGATGGTATTTGTTGTAGATTAGGATTACTAGAACTAAAACGACCTGTTACAGTTCCACCATCGTCAGTACGGAGAGGATGAAAATCACAATGTATACGACCATTATGAGCATGATTCAAAATTGTTTCAACAAACGTAGTATTCGCTTTATTAAGTTCTCTTATCTTAACAATCTTTTTCGCTATTGGATGCGAATGATGAGAAAGAAATTGTTTTGTGAAAGAGGGAGACCTGCTCTTTTCTGTGCGAGAATACTCAAGTCCAAAAAAATCAAAGACCTTTGCTATCGATGTGCTGACCCAAGGTTCAATCGCAACACCAGTCTCTTTGACTATCTCATCAAGTAATTTCTTTTCTTGAGTTGCCATTTGTTTTCTAGTTTTTTCTGCTTGATCTAGATCAACTCGTACTCCTTTTGTTTTCATATCTAGAATAACGGGTAGTAAAGATGTTTCTAATTCAAATATACTTGTGCATTCTTCTTTTTCTAGAATAGGAAGTAAATGATCATACAATCTTAACGTGACTGCAGCGTCTTGTTCTGCATATGCTCCCACATATTTAGCGGGTAATTTATACATTTCTGATTTTGGGTCTACACCAAACTCACTTGCAGCAGCTCTCAAAGTTTTTTCACTCTTAAACTCTTGTAAATAGTCTGATACTAAACTATTTAAGTTATAGAACCTTCTGTTCTCATTAATCAAAGGAGCCATAATCATGGTATCAAGTATCTTACCTTTGACTTCAATACCTTCTGCTCTAAGCCAACCTAAATCATAAACTGCGTTATGAAATACTTTAGGAATGTGAGGAGTATTCATCTGATCTTTGAACCAATTCAATACCATCCTTGAATCTATATTTCCAGCAGAGTGTCTGATGGGATAATAGCCTTGAAAATCACCTGCAGCCACAGCAATACCTATAATGTATCCGTCTTTTCTACACCATCCAGGCCCTAGCTTTAGTAGATTTGGATCTCTTGTCTCTAAGTCAACAGCTATCCTTGATGCTTTTGTTAAGTCTGGAAAATCACTTGGTGGTGACCAATCAAAGTCTATGTTACCCCAAGATAAATCTTTTATGTCTTGATCAATAAAATGATATTGTTTATTTGTCATTTTTCTCTTTCTCTACAAACTCCCCACCGAGACCCGTATAGCCACCAATATCAATCCAACTATCCGTTTTCTTTGGCGAGTAAATTAATCTAGCTATTTTTAAAAGTAATAAACATAAAACAACTTGAAAGACTGTGACCTTCTGCCCAAAGACAACAGACCATAAATCTGCTATCCTTTTGTGGTTTTCATACGCAGGCCCATAATCTTCTGCTCTATCTACGTTGATTAGTTCTATCGCTTTTCTTAGTATTTGTTCTCTGTTCATTGTCATTTTCCTTTTTAAATGGGTCTTTAGTAGAAGTTTCAATTAATTTACACTCATAATGTAGATAATTATCCCAAAAAACTTTTCCATTTTTATATGGTGCTTTTTGTTTGTAATACGTTTTCATATTTTATATCCATTCTCATCTTTTGGTTCTATTATGTGTAAAGTTTTACGAGCACGAGTTGCTCCTACATAGAAAACTCTATGCTCACTATCTGTGTCTCCTTTATCCTTTATTATTTTAGGACAATCAAGAACTAAAGCTACGTTATCCGCCTCTCCACCTTTGGCTTTGTGAATCGTTGATATCCGAATCCTCGGTTTCTTCGTCAGTATGAACTCCCCCCGTCTCCGTGCCGAGGTTATGTAGATTCTGTCCTTCTCCGATATATTCAATATCTCGTACCAATTCATTTTTTCGTTTAGATTCAAGAGGAGTCCTAAATCTGTTTTGAATAAATCGTCTAACGAGTATGTTTTTTCTGGGTCGAGTTGTTCTATTTTTCTTTTGCCACCATGACCAATAAAACCTTTCTTTACCTTCTTCATGAAAGTAACCCATTGTGAAACTGTTAAACTTTGACCTTTGCATATTTGTAACCATATTTGTATACTGTTGATGTTATCTTCAGACACAGACCAACCTTTCCCTTCTCTCCAGAAGAGATACCCCTCTCGTTTAAGATTGTCTGAAATTTCGGAAAGTATTCTATTTGTTCTTGCAAGAATATACCATTCGCCTGTGTTGAAATCTACATCCATTATATCATAGTAATAATGCACAGCACCATCTTCTTTTTTAGGTTTCCATTCTTTTTGTTTTCTAACTTTAACTTTTTGTATGATTGATTTCGCTACATTATAAACTGAATGAGGAAGTCTATATGATTGATCAAGAACAATTGATTTTTGTGTAGAGGTTAAAAAATCATGGACATTTGCTCCCGTCCAATTAAAAATACATTGATCATCGTCTCCAGCATAATATGCTTTTTTAGAATTAGGTAACAAACATTCCTTGACCATTCTCCATTGTATCGGCAACAAGTCTTGTGCTTCATCGATGATTAGTATATCTAAGTCTGGACCTGTTTTTTGTTCTAAAAATTGTAAAAGCATATCTGTAAAGTCTACTTTTAAATGCTTTTCTTTATAGTCTAGATAAGTATGTGCAACATTTGGCATGTAGTCTCGGTACAAACTCATGTCATTAAACTCATCAAACTCTTTCATAAGTTCTGTTCCTTTAAGTCTAGACATACTCATAATGTGAAAATATTTATCTCCATTACTTGATCCAGGTGTAAATAAATCTCCGTCTTCTATATTGACACCCTCTTCTTTTTTAAAAAGAATACCAAGTTTTTTACCGATGAATCTCATATCGGCAGCCTTCATGACATCCTCTTTGTTAAATCCTACCCACCTAAATGCAAGTGAATGTAGTGTTCTAAAATGTGGGAAGTTCTTCTCATCTAAATTAAATTTTTCACATGCTCTATCAATAGCCTCTTGTGCAGCTTTTCTTGTAAAAGATAAAAAAGCGATTCTCTCTGGTCTAACTCCTTCTGCAATAGCCTCTTCCATAATATTTAAGAGTTTAGTTGTTTTGCCCGTGCCA